CTGACCTCATGGTTATGATTGCAAAGAACCCACCAGTCGAAGGTCAAGATGAAGAGGACACACAGCGTCACTTGAACATTGTAAAAAACAAGTTGACAGGCTGGCATGGCAGTGTACACTGTGAACTTGAATACCAGACAGCGAGGTATGTAGCATGAGTTATACTGTAAATGATTTGCCATTTTTGTTAGAGGAACTTGCGCGGCACAAAAAACTTGCGGATGATTGTGACCTTGAAAATTACCACAAAGACAGATACAGTAATAGTTACAGAAGAGAAGTGAAACGATTAACAAAACTCATTGCTTTAATACAGCAACCTGTTAATGTTGAGCCATATGGACAAGGCTGTGTCTTACTAGACAATAAGTTTATTGTGAGTCTTATCTCAAACAAATGGAGAGTTGCTGGTAAGGGAAAGTGGTATTTTCACAAGAACATACCTCATTTTATTACCACCTACGTTCTAAAGGATGAGCCAAATGAAACTAACACTTGATGTTGAAAACACAGTCACCAAGCGCGGTGGTAAGATGCACCTAGACCCATTCGAGCCTGACAATGCATTGGTCATGGTTGGTATGTTGTCAGACCAAGGTGTTGAGCGTCATGTTACCTTTGACCACAGTGAGGTTGATGCAGATGTATCTGGACATACTGTAGTACAGGAATGGCTGGACAATGCCACCGTGCTTATTATGCACAATGCCGCACACGATTTGCTGTGGTTGTGGGAGTCAGGCTTCAAATATGATGGGCCTGTGTTCGACACAATGCTTGCAGAATATGTGCTACAGCGTGGACAGAAAGAACCACTGTCTCTTGAGGCTTGCGCTGAACGCTATGAGTTGGATACGAAGAAGCAAGACACACTCAAGGAATACTTCGCCAAAGGTTATAGTGTCCGTGATATACCTCACGATGAGTTGTCTGACTATCTGTCTGCTGACCTTCATGCCACACAGCAACTGTCAGACAAGTTGATGTATCGCTTGAACAGCAGTGATGCTACATTGATGGGTACAGTTGACCTGACCAATCAGGTGTGTGTTACACTGGCACGTATCTATCAGCGTGGCTTTAAGGTTGACCTTACTGTATTGGAAGATGTACGACAGCAGTTTGAATCAGAGCGTGACAAACTTAAAGAAGACTTACAAAAGCATGTGCGTAAATTAATGGGGGATACGCCCATCAACTTGAACAGTCCAGAGCAGTTGTCTTGGGTTATCTTCAGTCGCAAAGTTCGTGACAAACAGTATTGGGGTTCAGCAATTGACCCATACATGGATGACCCAGACTTCCGCACTCTTGTCGCTTCAGGCACAGAGCGTTTGTACAAAACTGTTGCTGAACAGTGTACGCAGTGTAATGGCTCTGGTTACATACGAAAGGTTAAGAAAGATGGAACTCCTTATGCTAGAGATAATAGATGTCCGAACTGCGATACTAATGGTTACGTTCTTCGCCCTACTAATAATGTCGCAGGTCTGAAGTTCAAGCCACCATCGCCTAAGTGGGCTAGTGCTAATGGCTTCAGCACAAGTAAGGGGAATCTTGAATTGCTTGAGGTATCTGCTAAAGCAAGGAGTATGGATGATGCTGTTGACTTCTTGTCAAAAGTACGGCGATTGTCAGCAGTAGAAACATACCTGTCATCCTTTGTGGATGGCATCCAGAATTATACTAAGTCAGACGGTAAACTGCATGTTCGTCTACTACAGCACCGCACTGCTACAGGACGGTTCTCTGGTGCTGACCCAAACATGCAGAACATGCCTCGTGGTGGTACGTTTCCTGTCAAGAAGGTTTTTGTATCGCGCTGGGAAGGTGGCAAGATTATGGAAGCCGACTTCGCACAGTTGGAGTTCCGTGCCGCCGCATATTTATCACAAGATGGAGTTGCTATTGAAGAAGTATCTACAGGATTTGATGTCCATTCCTATACGGCTTCGGTTATTTCTGATGCTGGTCAACCTACGAGTCGCCAAGAAGCGAAAGCTCACACTTTTGCGCCGCTATATGGCGCGACTGGTTTCGGGCGTACACCGTCAGAAGCAGCCTACTACCAACACTTCACCGAAAAGTACGAAGGAATCGGGCTTTGGCACACCAAGTTGGCTAAAGAGGCTTTGAATACAGGTAAGATTACCACACCATCTGGTCGTGAGTTTGCCTTTCCAGATGTTGTACGTAATGCACGTGGCAGAGTGTCACACTTCACACAGATAAAGAATTATCCTGTGCAGTCTTTTGCTACGGCGGACATTGTGCCATTAGTTTTACTTCATATCGAAAAAGCACTTGACGGTGTTAAATCATGTGTGGTAAACAGTGTACATGATTCCATTGTTGTGGATGTTCATCCCGATGAAGAACGCATTGTTCTTGATGTTATTGACCAGACCAACAAGGAATTGAAAACTTTGATTGACATACGTTGGGGGTTGTCTTTCAATGTCCCGCTTCTTTTAGAAGCAAAAATCGGCCCCAACTGGCTTGACACGAAAGACGTGTCGTGATATAACTACGGTTCACTGACTCAAACGAAGGAGTATAAAATATGGAACTGACTACAATTGATACAAACAACTATGCTGTCATGGCAAAGGCTATGGGCATTGCAGGAGAGGCAAGTACTCAAAAGAGTAGTAGCAATCTTGCGAGGCTTCGCATCAACCATTCACCAATCATGGGCGAGGCTGAAGTTAATGGAAAGAAAGTGAATATGGAAGTCATCAATGGTGGCACATATAAACTGGAGATTCCAGATGGCCCAACCTATTATGCGAACTCTGTCAAGATTCGCCCATACTTGCAACGCTTCATGCACAAGCGTTTTGTAATGGGCAGTGATAAGTCGCCTAATCGCTATGTCAAAACAGTGATGTCTGACAATCTCAACATGGACTTGAAGGACAATGATGGTGGCTTTAACTGTGGTAAACCTGCTGGCTACATCAAAGACTTCAATGCCCTGCCTGACAAACAGAAAGACTTGATTAAACAAATCAAGCGTGTTCGTGTTGTTCTGGGTGAAGTTGAACTTGTCAATCCAGTAAACGCAAAAGGTGAAGAAGTAACTGTTGAGCCTACTGCATTTATCTGGGAAGTTGATAACCGGGATGCATTTAAGACTGTTGGTGAACCATTCAACAAACTGTCAAAGATGCAACGTCTTCCGATTCAGCACATCATCACTGCCAATACAGAAGAGCGTAAGTTGCCAAATGGCAATAGTTTCTTCTTGCCTGTTGTGTCACTTGACTTGAGCAAAACAATTGACATTGCCGAGAATGAGCATAAGATGTTTGCAGATTTCATGGCATGGGTTGAAAACTACAACACATACATCTTTAATGCATGGGAAGAGAAAGCAAACTCTCGCATGGAAGAAGATGATATTGATGTCGTTGATTCCTTTGTTGATGTCGAAGTTGAAGAAGAGGAAGTGGCATAATGAAACACCCTGCTGAACTGGCGTTGTCGCAGTATATGGAAGATGCTGCTGCTGGCAAAACAGCAATGTCTGATGAGACTGTCAAGCAAGTTGCTACCGATGTATCTGATGCACTCAAACGTCAGTTTGGTGGTGGTAACAAAAGGGATAAGTTTTCTCTGCGCATGTCTAACATTGGTCGGCCTTCGTGCCAACTATGGTTTGAAAAAAACCAGCCAGAGAAGGCTCTTCCCAAGCCCACCACCTTCGTTATGAACATGATGATTGGGGACATCGTTGAGGCTGTATTCAAAGGGCTACTAAAAGAAGCAGGAGTAAAGTATGAGGATTCTGAAAAGGTTACTTTGGACCTTGGCGACACATCCGTTAGCGGAACATATGATATTGTTATTGATGGTGCTGTTGATGATGTTAAATCCGCTTCTCAATGGTCTTACAAGAACAAGTTTGAATCACTTAGCACACTAGCTGATAAAGATTCGTTTGGTTATGTAGGACAACTGGTTGGCTATGCAATAGCGTCAGGTAAAACACTTGGTGGCTGGTGGGTAGTCAACAAAGCAAATGGTCAATTCAAATACGTGCCAGCCGATGGGGTTGACATGGATGTTGAGATGGACCATATTAAAAAGACGGTCAAAACTGTTACAGAGAATAAGTTAGAGCGTTGCTTTGAACCTGTGCCGGAGACATTCCGGGGTAAGCCGACAGGCAATACAATACTCAATGACAACTGTACGTTTTGTTCGTATAGGTTCACATGCTGGCCTACACTGCAGGAACTCCCTTCAGTTATGTCACAGGCTAAAGAACCTAAGATTATACCGTACATTACGCTGGCGGAAGAACATGCCAAACTATAAAGCGTTTCGTGCAGCACGTAAGTATGGCTATAGGAGTGGACTAGAGCATAAGATTTCTGTGTATCTTGACGAACTCAAAGTTAAATATGACTATGAGAAAGTAAAGATTGAGTGGGAAGACTTAGCCTACCGCACCTATACGCCAGACTTCGTGTTAGATAATGGTATCATAATTGAAACGAAGGGTATGTTTACAGCCGCCGATAGGCGGAAGCATCTTGCTATCAAGAGACAACATCCTAAACTTGACATACGATTTGTGTTTGAGAATAGTAGGAGAAAGTTACGCAAGGGTGCTAAGTCTACCTATGGTGAGTGGTGTATTAAATATGGGTTT